GTCGATGAACATTGCAGAACTCGGCGTCAAGATCGACTCGGCCGATGCGATCGAGGCCAAAACGAGCCTGGATGAAATGGCGAAGGCCGGCGGCCGGGCCGAGCAGTCCGCCGTTTCGCTGATGAATGAAATGCAGGCACTGGAGAAGTCGCTTTCCACCAGCGCCAAGACCACGCAGGACCTTGCCAAGCAACGTGATGCGCTGGCGAAGCTGACTAAAACAGGCGCCTATGGCGAGGCCGAGGCCGCGAAGATATCGGCGCAGCTCGACAAGCAGCAGGTAGCGCTGGCCAAGTCGACCATGGATGAGCAGAAGGCACTGAACAGCCTGCTGGGCGCCATTGACCCGGCCCGTGCCGCACTGGCGAAGCTGGATACTCAGGTCGAGCAACTGGGCAAGCATCTGGATGCCGGCCGAATCAGCCAGGACGAGTACAACACCGCCCTGAGCAAGATCGACAAGGACTACGACAAACTCAACAAAACCACCACCGGCTTCGACAAGTTGCGCCTCGGCACTCGCCAGGCACAGGAAAATGTCGTTCAGCTGGGTAATGCGCTGTCATCGGGAGACTGGGGTAGCGGCGTTCGCGCAGTCGCACAATTAGGCGCTGGTGCGGGTGAGGGTGCGGCGGGACTGCTCGCCATTCTCGGCCCGCTCGCGCTTGCCACGGCTGCCGTAGGTGGTCTGGCGTACGCTTTCTACAGGGGTAGCGAGGAGCAGGGCAAGTACAACAATTCCCTCATCCTCACCGGTAATTACGCCGGTGTCAGCGCTGGGCAGCTTGGCGACATGGCCCGTCAGGTCAGCGCAACCGTTGGCACCACTGGCCAAGCCGCAGCCGTGCTGACTCTGCTGGCCGACAACGGCAAGATCGCCGGCGAGAGCTTCACCGGCATCACCCAGGCTGCCGTGTCGATGCAGGAGGCCACAGGCAAGGCGGTGGGCGATACAGTTGCCGAGTTCGAAAAGCTCGCTGACGACCCAGTGAAAGCTTCTGCTGCGCTGAATGAGCAGTATCACTACCTGACCGCGTCGGTTTACTCGCAGATCACCGCACTGGAGAAACAGGGCGACCATGCTGGCGTCGTGAAGCTCGCTACCGAGTCGTTCGCTGATGCAATCAACGAGCGCACACCGCGAATTCTGGAGAACCTGAGTTTCTGGGAGAAGGGTTACAACGCCGTTGCTCGGGCTGCTGATGGACTGAAGAATATCGGGCGTAGCGATATCGGCGCCGATATCGAGCAAGCTCAACGCGATTTAGCGGGCGCGCAGGCAGGCAATGTCGGCCTGTTCCAGAACAAGCAGGAGATGATTGATCTTTACCAGAATCGTCTCAACATGCTTGAGGATCAGAAGGCCGCGGAAGCAGACATAGCCAAATGGCAAGGAGAGCAGGCGAAAGCCCAAGGCGATGCCGTCTCGTCGATGGCGAAGATCGACGCACTCACCAAGTCAGCGTGGACGAATGAGCAGAAGCGCACCGAGGCGATCAAAGAATACAAGCGTCAGCTCGAAGACATTCGCAAAGTCGCCCCAAACGATCCGCGCCTGAATCAGGCCGCGATCGACAAGAACCTGGCGAACATTAACGACCAGTTCAAGGATGCGAAAACGGCACGCACTCAGGTCGATTTGACCAGCTTCAACAACGCCAAGAACAGCTTGGCAGCCGTCAGCGAAGAGTACAAAAACGCCCAGAAAGAACTGGACGCAGCGCAGAAGGCCGGGCTCGTTTCTCAAGCCGACTACGCCCTGAAACGCGAAGCGCTGATCGGCAACGAGCGCGACGAGGTGACCGCCGCCTACGAGGCAGAGATTGCTGCACTGGAAGCCGCTAAGGCGAAAAAGACCACCTCTGCCGCCCAAAGCATTCAGTTGGACCAGAAGATCGCCGATGCGCGCGCTGGCATGGTCAAGGCGCAGAAGGACGCGGACAGCCAACTCGATGTTCTCGCCACAAACGAGACCGGCCGCCTTGCCCGGCAAGAGCGGGCGATCACGACCTACGTTCAGGCGTTGGCTCAGCAGCAGAGGGCTCTGGAATTGGCGGGACAGCGCGCCGTTCTCGGCGTCGGCCAAGGCGATCGTCAGAACGCCCTCAACAATGAACTGAACAGCCAGCAAGACCGGTTTGCACAGCAGTCGCTGGAACTGGCAAATCAGAAGTCGGATCCGTCGCGGAACATGTCGGAGGAGGAGTTCAGCCGTAAATCGCAGGCTCTTGCCGAAGCGAACAAGGCCGCCACCGACCAGATTCGCCAGAACTACGCGGATGTGGAGGCGGCGCAGGGTGATTGGACGAAGGGCGCGACATCGGCCTGGGCCAACTACCTGGATTCGGCGAGCAATATTGCCGGCCAAACGAAAACCCTGTTCGGCAACGCCTTCAGCTCGATGGAAGACGCAGTCGTCAACTTCGCCATGACCGGGAAGCTGTCGTTTGCTGACTTCACCAAGTCGATTCTGGCGGATATGGCGCGGATCGCGACCCGGCAGGCCAGCTCGGCACTTCTGGGCAGCCTCGTCGGAGCTGCAACCAGCTATTTCACTGGCGGAGGCGGCGGTAACGGGCTGGCGGCTGGATCTGCCGGTGCGACGTCGTCGAATCTCGGCGCATCGTCGGCGGGTTACTCCAGCAGCTACTTCCCGCAGGCGCTCGGCGGTGCCTGGTCGTCGGGCTTGCAGATGTTCGCCGATGGAGGTGCCTTCACCAACAGCATCGTCAGCGCGCCGACCGCTTTCGGGATGGCCGGCGGCGGGGCGGGTGTCATGGGGGAGGCAGGGCCGGAGGCGATCATGCCGCTGACCAGGACCTCCAGCGGAAAGCTGGGGGTTATCGCGGCCGGTGGAGGCGCCGGAACTTCGATCAGCATCAACGCCCCGGTGACGGTGATGACGCAGGATCGGAGTTCCGAAGGGATGCAGATCGACCAGCAAGCCCTTTCCAAAAACCTACAGTCGCAAATGCGGGCGGTGGCCGAAAAAGCCGTCGCTGACTCTTGGTATCCAGGCGGCACCAGCTTCCGAAAAGCAAATGGGAGGGCCTGATGGCCATCGAGAGATTCACGTGGCTAACCGGGCGCGGGGAAACACCCGATATCAACTATCGGGTGCGCTCCTCGAAGTTTGGCAATGGCTACGCCCAAAATGTCGGCGACGGACCAAACAACAAAGAGGACTCCTATCCGATCACCTGCGTCGGCCACAAGGAAAAGGTGCAGCAGATCATGGCGTTCCTTGATAGGCACGCCGGGGCAAAGGCGTTTCTCTGGACAACGCCGCTCGGCGAACTCGGACTGTTCACCTGCAAAAATCCCGCTCCCATACCAATGGGCGGTGAGGTCTTCAAACTTACCGCCACGTTCGAGCGGGCATTCAAACCATAGGGGCAACCATGCCGTTGATCAGTGACATCCAGGTGCTTGAGCCTGGCAGCGAAGTGCTGCTCTTTGAATTGGACGGCACGGACTACGGCGCGGATGTTCTGCGCTTCCACGGGCACGCGATTCCGCACTCGGCGGCCGAGCTGATCGCCGCCGGAGACGATGCCGATAAACTGCCGGCAAAAGCGATCTACTGGCAGGGCAACGAGTACAGCGCATGGCCGATGCAGATCGACGGAATTGAGGCGAACGGCGACGGCACTTCCGTCCGACCTACATTGTCGGTCGGCAACGTCAATGGGCGCATCACGGCGCTTTGTTTGGCGTTCCAAGACCTCGCCGATTTCAAAATAACGATGCGGCACACGCTGGGCACGTACCTGGACGCGGCGAACTTCCCGGCCGGCAACCCAACGGCAGACCCAACCCAAGAAACGATCGAGGTCTGGTACATCGACCAGAAAACGAACGAGGACGGGGAAACGGTCAGTTGGGAGTTGGCGAGCCCGGGCGACGTCGGTAACGAGTCCATCGGTCGGCAGGCTACGACGCTGTGCCACTGGTGCCTCACCGGCGGCTACCGTGGGCCCAACTGCGGCTACACCGGCCCGTACGTGACCAAGGACGGCGTTGTCACGGACAACCCCGAACTGGACGAATGCGACGCCACGCTGGGCAAGGGTTGCATCCCGCGCTTCGGCGAGGGCAACCCGTTGCCGTTCGGGGGCTTCCCGGCCGTCTCGCTGATCGCACGGAGCTGATATGCGTAAACACATTTTGAACGCGATCCAGGCGCACGCGGCGGCCGAGTACCCGAAAGAGTGCTGCGGGCTGCTGCTGGCCGTGGGTCGCAAGCAGCAGTACTACCCGTGCCGCAATGTTTCAACCGAGCCGAACGAGGAGTTCCGGATAGATCCGGAGGAGTATGCGGCAGCTGAGGACATTGGCGAGGTGATCGGCGTTGTGCATTCGCATCCGGACGCCACTAGCCGGCCGTCACCGCGTGACTTGGCCATGTGCGAGGCCACCGCGCTGCCTTGGCACATTCTAAGCTGGCCGGAAGGCGATCTAAGAACGGTCGTGCCTACCGGCGACGTCCCACTGCTGAAACGGCCGTTCGTGCATGGTGCGTGGGACTGCTGGCAGGTCTGCGCCGATTGGTATAAGCGCGAGTGGGGGCTGGAGTTTGAGGACTTCAAACGTGCCGATGGCTGGTGGGAGAGCAAGGACAACACCAGTCTGTACGAGGCGAACTATGAGGCCGCCGGCTTCTACCGCGTCGACCAGCCGCAGCGCGGCGACATGCTCGTGATGGAAGTGGGGCGCACCGTTTACCCAAACCACGCCGGGATATTCCTCGGCACTGATCCGGCGTTGCCCGGCGAGGACGCGGCGACGTTCGGCCCCGGGCCGTTCCTACTGCATCACCTGTATGGCAGGCCGTCGGATGTCATCGTTTTCGGCGGCCCATGGCTCGACAGAACACGCCTGATTCTCAGGCACAAAGATGCACAACTGCTCACATGACGCGGCATGACCGCAGGAGAGATATATGAATCAGCCATTTGCGCGAGCTGAAGATGGAAGCGTGTTTATCAGCGATGCTGTACTGAAATCTCAAGCGATCTTTTCGGCTGCCGGAGTTTCGTTGCCAGCAGCCTGTGGCGAAAAAATCGAGGAGAATGCCGACCTGCTGGAGCGTCGGCTTTCGCGGCTGGAACAGACTTTGGGTCTTGTTCCTATTTCTCAGTAAGTCTGCAGAAGCAAAGACACTTGGGAGTCATTGGTGGAAGTTTTGTATACTTTTCCTGCCTGCAAGCCCGCTCTGACGTGCCCTGACTTATGTATGTTGCGCGTTTCATCTTGAATGCTGTAAATGACATCGGCTTTCGCTTGGCCATCAGATGATAGTTCCGTGACCACGCAACTCACCATATAAGCAGATGATGCATTATGTCCCGGGCTTCCCTCTTGTGAGGCAGAACTCGCGACAGTACCCGTAACAGAGGCGCAATCACTCGTTAAGTCATCGACCTTCACTCGGAGAACAAACGGCTTGCGCTTTGGGTCGTTTAGATCCACGTCTGCTTCGTATATGACCTTTCCGTTTTGGGTCATTTTTTGATGGGACATCATTGGAATATGCGGAAATTGGTCGCTGACAACTGGTTGGGCAACTGTGGCTGTCGCCGCCATAAGGGCGGAGATGAAGAGAGTGCTAGCAACGCGACAATGCATGCTGAGAATTCCTTGTAGTGAATCTTTAGTATCGTCCCCGGCGCTGCATTCTTTAGCTGATGCAGGAGTGCTACATTGCTGCATTTCCACAGGAGTGACCTGCATGAAACTGATCGTAGGAACGGTTACTGCGGTGACTGCACCACCTGCCTCGTCATCGGGGGCGTAAATGGAGCTGTCTCGCCTCAATGAGCTCTTTTTCGAGAACAACTGCGTAGCTTCGATGCGGCTGGAAATGGTGGATTTCAAATACAACCTCGCGCTGACTATGTCTTCCTCAGAAGATCCAGAAACCGAGGGTGTGACGGCTGTTTTTCATGACGTCAGCACACTGAACCTAAGCGGCTTCGGTGGCGGACTAACCCAATTCATGGACCTCGTCGTGACTCGCATCGACCGCGGTCTGGATAGAATCCGGTACGAACTGAGGGATATTGAGGACGAAAAAATTTCGTTCTATTTTTTCACCTTCAGCGTGCGAGACCACAAGGAGTAAATATGCGGAAATTGATAGGAGCGCTGGCGGTAGCGCTGTTGGCGGGGTGTGCATCGTCAGCTATTCCGGTTAGCCAGGCTGATCCGGTGCCGCGTGATGAGCTTTACGCGTTTCAGACCAAGCCAGCCGGCGAAAGCGGCAAGGTAACTGTTGTCCGGGACTCGGGGATGGTTGGATCTGGTTGTGACATCGTCGTGTACGTCGATGGCCGGAAGGCAGCGAAAATCGGCACTGGTCAACGCGCCTCCTTTTACCTGCCGCCGGGGAATCCAAGTATTGGAGCAGGTCTCGCTGGCTCCGGGCTGTGCGGCGGGGCAGCCATTCGTACAATTTCTGCCAATGTGCAAAGTGGCAAAGAAAGCCTCTACCGAATCAGTGGAGACATGAGCGGCTTCTTTATCGGACCGTATGTCGATTATCAGTAAGTGAAATTTCAATCAGCCGCCTTCGGGCGGTTTTTTTATGCCTGGAGAAAGTCATGCAGTCGACCGTCGCACACTATCAACCCATGACTACGATCAAGCTCTCCGGGTCTCTCGCAGCAAAATTTGGCAGGGTCCATCGACGAGTATTGGACTCCGGTCAGGCGTGGGAGGCATTCAGAGCGCTGAAGGCGACGCTTCAAGGCTTCAAGGAGGAGATTCAACGCCTTGATCGGCTTGGCATGCGCTTCGCCATTTTTCGTAATAGAAAAAACGTTGGCGAGTCGGAGTTTGGATTGGGTGGCGCAACCGATATTCGGATCGTGCCGGTAATCCACGGAAGCAAGAAAGCTGGGTTGATCCAAACCATTGTCGGTGCGGTACTGATCGTTGCAGGTACGTTTTTATCGACCACTCCCTTCGGGGCACCGCTGATCGGCGCCGGTATTGGTTTGGTCGCCGGCGGCGTGATTCAAATGCTCAGCCCGCAGGCTTCAGGCTTAAAGCAAAGCGCATCCCCCGAGAACTCTCCGTCCTACGCCTTCGGCAGCGCTAAGAACACCACGGCCAGCGGCAACCCGGTACCGATCTGCATCGGCGAGCGCCGCTGGGGCGGGATGATCATCTCGGCCTCGATCCTGGCTGAAGACAAAGTGTAAGCAGGACAGCAGCACAGCAACCGCCCTTGAGGCGGTTTTTTTATGCCTGGAGGAAAGCATGGGCGCAGCAGCACAGATCGATATCCACGGCGAGAAGGGCGGCAGCAGTAAGCCGAAGTCGCCGACCGAAGCCAGTGACAGCCTGCGCTCGACCAACCTGGCCAAGCTGCTGATCGCGGTGGGCGAGGGCGAGTTCGACAGCGTCCCGACCGATTACGACATCTACCTGGACAACACGCCGGTCCGTGATGCCAGCGGCAACTACAACTTCCCGAACGTGAAGTGGGACTGGCGCCCGGGTTCGGTGGATCAGACTTACATCCCGGGCATTCCATCCGTCGAGAACGAGACGTCGCTGAACGTCGAGTTGCGCAGCGATTCGCCATGGGTGCGCTCGATCACGAACACCCAGCTTTCATCCGTGCGCATGCGTTTGGCGTGGCCGGCGCTGCAACGGTCCGATGACCAGGGCAACGTCGGCGGCTACCGCATCGAATACGCAATCGACGTGGCAACCGATGGCGGCTCCTATCAGCAGGTGCTGGTGGATGCGGTCGACGGCAAAACCACCACGCGCTACGAGCGCTCGCGCCGCATCGATCTGCCGGATGCAACCACTGGCTGGCAGATCCGCGTGCGCCGCCTGACGCCAAACCAGAACACCAACAAGATCGCCGATACCATGCTGGTGGCCGGTTACACCGAAGTGATCGACGCCAAGCTGCGCTACCCAAACACCGCGCTGCTCTACATCGAATTCGACGCCGAGCAGTTCACCAACATCCCGGCCGTTACTGTGAAGTGCAAGGCGCGGCGCTGGATGGTGCCGAGCAACTACGACCCGATCCTGCGCACTTACACCGGGACTTGGGATGGCTCGATGAAATCTGCCTGGACCAATAACCCGGCGTGGATCACCTACGGCATCTGCACTGAAGAGCGCTTCGGTCTGGGCAAGCGCATCAAGCCGTTCATGGTCGACAAGTGGGAGCTGTACCGCATCGCCCAATACTGCGACCAACTGGTCCCGAATGGCCTTGGCGGCCAGGAACCGCGCTTCCTCTGCGACATGAACCTGCAGGGCAAGGCTGATGCATGGTCGCTGCTGCGTGATATCTCGGCGATTTACCGAGGTATGACGTACTGGGCGCAGGGTCAACTGGTGATGCAGGCGGACATGCCGCGCGCGCAGGACTTCGACTACGTGTTCACCCGGGCCAATGTGATCGACGGTAAGTTCTCCTATGGCAGTGCCTCGGCGAAAACCCGTTACACCCGGGCGCTGGTCAGCTACGACAATCCGGCGAACAACTATGACACCGACGTTATTCCATTCGCTGATCTGGATCTGCAACGCCGTTACGGCGACCGGCCGACCGAACTGAGCGCCATTGGCTGCACCCGCGCCTCCGAGGCCCAGCGCCGGGGAAAGTGGGCGATCCTCAGCAACAACCAAGACCGCACCGTATCTTTCAAGACCGGCATGGAAGGTGTGATCCCGCTGCCAGGCCACATCATCCCAGTGGCTGATTCGTTGCTGGCGGGCCGAGAAGTTGGCGGCCGGATATCGGCAGTGGCAGGTCGCGTAGTGACGCTTGATCGCGATACCCAGGCCAAGGCCGGCGATCGGCTGATCATCAACCTTCCTGGCGGTCGCGCTGAAGGTCGCACCGTGCAAAGCGTCAACGGCCGCGCCGTGACCGTCACGGTTGCCTACAGCGAAACACCGGTGGCGCAGTTGCAATGGGCGCTCGACGCCGATGATCTGGCTATCCCGCTCTATCGCGTCCTGCGCACCAAGCGCACCACCGAGGGTGACTACGAAATCAGCGCGCTGCAGTTCGAGCCGAGCAAGTTCGCATTCATCGACACCGGCGCTCGCCTGGAAGAACGTCCGATCAGCGTGATCCCGATCACCGTTGTTCCAGCGCCGGCGAGCGTTTCGCTGTCGTCGACCTCTTCGGTTGTGCAGGGGCTGGCCGTGGCCACCATGACCATCAGTTGGCCCGCCGTGGATGGCGCCGTCGGTTATGACGTGGAGTGGCGCAAAGACAGCGGCAACTGGATCAAGCTACAGCGTACCGGCATGGCCAACGCTGACGTGGTCGGAATTTATGCCGGAGCCTATGTGGCTCGCGTTCGGGCTGTGAGTGCGTTCGACATCACGTCGCCGTGGCGTAATTCGATCCTGACCAACCTCAGCGGCAAGCAGGGTTTGCCGCCGGCGCTGGCGTTCCTGACGGCCACCCCGCTGCTGTTCGGCATCTATCTGAAGTGGGGTTTCCCTTCTGGAGCAGAGGACAGCCAACGCACGGAGATCTGGTACGGACCGACGACCTCACTGGAAGCGGCAACCAAGCTGACAGACCTGGCCTATCCGCAGAGTGATTTCTCCATGCTCGGCCTGCGCGCAGGTGTGACGTTCTACTTCTGGGGTCGCATCGTCGACAAGATTGGCAACATCGGGCCGTGGTATCCGATCGGGCTTGGCGTGCAGGGACAATCCAGCTCTGAATCCAGTCCGATATTGGAGATGATCAAGGGAGAAATCGGCCGCACGGAATTGGGTCAGGACATAGTCGATGAGATCGACAAAATCCCGGGCTTGCAGGCGCAGATTGATGCGCTGGATGGTTTGAAGGGTTACGACCCTGAAACGACCTACGAAGAGTACGACCTAGTGGTGCAGGGCAAGCGGATCTATCAGGCTACCGGCCCGGTACCGCTCAACATGCCGCCGCCGAATCCGCTCTACTGGCTCGACGTTGGGCAGACCGTTGAGACAGCGAACGGACTTGCCCAGCAGGTCGCGACCAACACCGCCGAGATTATCGAATTGGACGGAGCGGTCACCGCGCAAGCAACAGCGTTTCAGGCGCTACGTGCGTCATACCGTGACGACGATGGTGAGGGTGAGCTGGCCGACGCCATGAAGGGATGGACAAGCACTGCCGCTATTGCTTCGGAGGAAAAGGTCAGAGCCTCTGAAAATGAGGCAATGGCGAGAAGGGTGACCACGTTCGACGCAAAGATTGGTGAGAACGCAGCCAATATCACCGAGCTTGAAGAGGTTGTAGCCACAAACGAGTCAGTGACGGCGACGAAGATTGATCAGTTGAATGTTTCTGTCGGCGACAACTCTGCGGCTATTCAACAGACCTCTTCGGCCTACGCGGACACGGCCGGCAAGCTGGGCACGATGTGGTCGGTGAAGATGCAGGTTACGGCGAACGGGCAGTACGTTGCGGCCGGTATTGGTTTGGGAATCGAGAACACAGGCGCCGGACTGCAGAGCCAGTTCCTAGTGAGCGCTGACCGTTTCGCCATCGTCAACACCATTGCTGGTGGCGCTATCGCAGTGCCGTTTGCAGTGCAGGGCGGGCAGGTGTTCATGAACTCGGCGTTCATTCAGGACGGCACGATAACAAACGCGAAGATTGGAGGAGCGCTCCAGTCGACAGACTATATTCCGAACGCTCAGGGGTGGATGCTGCCTCGCTCGGGGTCCTGGCAAATGAACGGTACCAACGGTGCGGGTCGCCTTCAGATATCCAATACAGCCATCAAGCTCTATCACGCCAATGGCGTGCTGGGCATCGACATAAGTCTCTGATATGACCGGAATCACGATTAGAACCGCAGAAAATGTTGTCCTAGTTGATATGACAATGAGGATCAGCCAGCACCAAGGGTCTGTTGATACAGGAGGTGCCAACGGGTCTATTTCTATAACAATGGCCCCATCAGGAAAAACTCAGTTTTTTATCGTTGTTCCGCTGGTAGATCTTCAAAGAGAGACAGGAAAGAAACCGGGGGTAACTCTCTCGGATGGCGTCTTGTCTTGGGCTTACTCTTACGCGACGAATGGCTGGGGCTATTTCTCAGCCAATTGTCGCATTTATTATGGGTACTACTGATGGCTCAGATTCGAGTTGCAAAGCAGAATGGCGAGCTTTTATTCGACACGTCACTTATTTGTTACGGATTGATAAAAAGTGGCTACATGGCTTATCAACAGTCTTGGACTCGAAGGTTTTTGCGGTCTGCTCAACTTGATCCGAATGACGGAGCTAACTGGACACCTTCCGCCGTAAGCTCGTCAACTAATTCTGCAGATTCTCTTTATGGTTTCACCGTAAACAGTTCGCTATCTCCGATTGTGTTTATAGTAGGCACAGGGTGTTTGGTCGGTTCGGCGCGATCAGGTTCTGCTTTAACGTTTTTCTTTACCAATGCGGATACCAACACAAAGTTCTATTGTTTTGACCTGATGCAGGACAATATTCCCGGCAGTCCATATATGAAGACGTGGGCCGAAGATGGTGTGGTCACCTTCAACTCGTTGCAGCCTCCGCTTAACGTGGTAGCTGCTGTTCAGGCTCCCTCACCTGGTGCAACAGACGTTTATGGACGATTCTCTACTACCTACGCAGGAGGGTACAACGTTCATCGTCAGGTTTCTGGCGGACCAAATCAAAACGTGACGAAAGTCGACTCACGTGTAGATATTCCTCTTTCGCAAGGCATCGAGTATGCAGCTTATCTGCCTTGGTCGAGATCGTGTGGAATAGCTGATATGTATCCGGGAAATGTATTCCCGTTCACCATGTACAGCGGTTCCGAGGGGGCATATGGTCGTGTTGGTGGAATAAGTTTTATGTTTGGCGCAACTGCTGGGACCACGCAGTCTTATCCCAGCACGGTGGGATGGGCTTCATCTTTCTTCAATCTTCCAACAGATCGCTATCCAGTCGCGCTAGTCATTCAGACAGCGTCACTTCCGTTTCCTTACGGTTAAAATAGTAGTGTATCAATCATAATTACCCATGAAGGTATAACTAATGCCCTGGCACAGATCGGGTACGGTTTCTGTTACCCAAAATTCAAACGTTGTGACCGGCGTGAATACAGCTTTCGCAGCGAACACGCGCATCGGCGATGCTTTTATTGGCCCAGATGGGCGTCAATACGAATTAGGCAACGTCGCAAGCGATACGGTAATTTCGATCATCCCGCCTTACCTTGGATCAACTGCTTCGGGCGCGAGCTATGCAATTGCCCCGATTCAGGGGTATCAGAAGGGGCTGGCTGATCAGGTGCGGGACTGGGTCAACACCTACGGCCCGAAGATGGCGGCCCTTGGCACCACGGGTAATTATGAAGTCCTGCCTGCAAGTAAGGGGGGCACAGGGATCACGGATCTTTCCGCTTTCATTCAAGGACTTCTCAATGACGTCGATGCGCCGGCGGCTCGCGCAACGCTGGTCGCAGCAAAGTCGGGCGTTAACGCCGATATCACAGAACTGTCTGCGCTGACGAAGCCGATCACCTCGCAGCAGGGCGGGGTTGCGGAAAGCTACATTGAAGGTTTGTTACCGGTCTGGTATTCCGCAAACTCCATTGGAATTGACTCCGGCGCCGCATATGTTCCCGGCACTGGCAAAGCTCTGAAAGTACCGTCGCCAATAGTGAAAACTGGTCTAGCCCCCGCTACGAATACTTGGTACTACATATATCTCTTCGATAACTTCGGCACGCCGGATATTAATTTCTCAACTACACCGCCTGCCTCACCTTATCTGGGAGCAGCACGAACGAAAGCCGGTGATAGCTCAATGCGTTTTATCGCAGCGCTCAGAGTTGGGGCCGCTGGGTTCAGGCCTTTCCTGTGTTCAAACGGTGCAGTTATCTACACCGAGGACGCTTCATCGACCCTAGCATTGTCAGGCGGGACTGCCACAACGTCTACGTCAGTTAACTGCTCTTCGTTTATCCCGCCTACAACGCAAAGGTGCATTTTGATGCTTTACGCCGCTCCGAGTGGCGGTACGCTAATTGTTGGGTATGCCAACACAATTGAAATACTTTCATGCCCCGCCGGGAACAGATATCAGGCCGAAACGTTGTGCAGCTCAGTCCAAACGATTAACTACAGGAACAACGCTGCTGTCACGATCGGCAGTTCTATCGGCGTGCGCGGTTACGGACTGGAGCGATAAATCATGCCTTATGCAATCACCAATATTGGATGGAGAGCGGTCGGCGAAGGATGGGAGTTGGCCGAGGGCGAAGCTTACACCGAGGAACTACCTGAGTGGCTGCTCATGGTTGCCGAGGAGCAGCGAATCGACACGGCTGCTAGGATCACACTGGGCTCTCTAATGACTGAAGCTGACAACGTAATCCAGCCACTGCAGGACGATTACGACGTGGGAGATATCACGGAGGGAAATCTTGCGAAGTGGAAAGCGTGGAAGAGATATCGCAGCGCTCTAATCAAGACGCCGGGGCGGGCTGGTTGGCCGCTCACCCCGGATTGGCCAGCAATTATACCTTGATATTCAAATCCTGATTTATCGGCTGTGTTTTCTTGCGGAACAATACGTTTAGTGTTTTTGTCCAAGGCTCATCCACGATATAGGTGAAACAAATCGACAATGCAATAGTTGATACTACATAACATATAAATGTTATGGGGATGGATTCTGTGGCAATGTATACTGATGATGCCACGCTGTTTAATGTAAGGAAGTGGGTTAGATATAACCCGAAAGATATCTCGCCAAGTTTCAGAAAAAAGCTATTGGAGAGCGCAAGTTTCAATGCTCTGTTTGTACTAACAGATATAATTAGCAATGCCGCACCTACAGGATAGAAGAAATCGCTAGCAAAACCAGATATGGCATTCGGTAAAACAAGTGCGGTTAGTGAAAGGGCGAATACTAGGGTTATAATTGATGCTCGTAGAGAGGTGCTTGATTTTCTTTCTGAAACCACCATAGCTAGCACTGCTCCTATTATGAATTCGAAATAGTGCGTTCCGTAGGAAGTTGCCGCTAAGCAAATTAATATCGCTATTCGAATAGAGTTGTTGATATTTTTAGTAATGATGGCAGTGAATATCACTCCGATTACGGCAAATAGTTCGTATGATATAGTCCATAAGTTCGAATTGTATGTGTGGTTTGGGTTGAATGATACATAGTCGAACCATAAGGATTCAAAAATTGCCAAGCTAAGACTTGGTTCGAATACGTACCAGCGCGCGAGCCAGTCAGATCCACTTAGCTTTGCTGCCGTTTGATTTTCGAAAAATCCGGTTTTATGAATAACGTATGCTAGAAGGCATATAGATAGTATGGGGATGCTTAGTCTTAGAAAGCGTTTGGCTGATGCCTTTGCGCCATTGAAAAAACTCTCAGACTTAAATTTATCAAAAAAAAGATACCCGCTTAGAACAAAGAATAGCGAGACTGCAAAGTGCCCGTTCCATAAAGCGCTTATGAATGTTTGATTTATGAAATGGTTTCCAGAGATAAGCGAGTTATCGAACGACCTAAAAAAATGAAAGAGAGCAACCGACAATGCTGCTACACCTCGAATACCATCAAGGTGAAGTGTTCGATTTTTTTTAGTTGATAGATTCGTACTCATAGGCTCTTGATTCGTCGTTCGGAATATTTGTGGTTCTGAAAATCAGCCTCATTCTACCTTTGGCCCGCCGTCGTGCGGGCTTCTTTTTGCCTGGAGAAAAACATGACTGCAACCGAGAAGGACCGCGACATCCTCGCCCGCACGATTTGGGGCGAGGCCCGCGGCGAAGGAACCGCCGGCCAGATCGCCGTGGCCTGGACGATCCGCAACCGTGTGTTCGACGGTAAAGAGAAATCGTGGTGGGGTGAGGGCTACACTGGCGTTTGCCAGAAGCCGTATCAGTTCAGCTGCTGGAACAAGACCGACCCGAACTATCAGTTCCTGATCGGTGTGAAGCAGATCCCGTTCCGCGAACTGGCGCAATGTCGGATCGCTGCTGACCAGGTGATCGACGGCAAGGTGCCTGACCCCACCGGCGGCGCCACCCATTACTACGCCACCAGCATCAAGGCGCCGGCCTGGTCGGCGAAAGCCAAGCAGACGCTCAAGCTGGGCGGTCACGTCTTCTTCAAGGATGTGCCGTGATGGTCGTGCCGTGGCGGTTGATCGGCGTGCTGGCACTGGTGGTCGCTGGCGCCGCCGGCGCCTGGCAGTTTCAGGATTGGCGATACGGCCAGCAGCTCGCCGAGCAGGCGCGGCTGCACGCTGAAACCCTCAATCAAATGACCCAAGCTGCAGCGACCGCCCAGCTGGCCGAGCAGGACAAGCGTCTGGCGCTCGAGCAGCGGCTGGCGGTCAGCGAGCAAACCCACTTCAGGAAAATGACTGATGCACAACGTGACCAAGATCGTCTGCGCGATCGCCTTGCCACTGCTGATCTCCGGCTGTCAGTCCTCATCGATGCAACCGACGCTGCCAAAGGCTGCAACGTGCCTCCCAGTTCCCGCGCCGGCGGCGTGGATCATGCAGCCGTACGCGCCCGACTTGACCCGGCGCATGCTCAACGAATTATCTCCATCACCGACACCGGCGACCGGGGGCTGATGGCGCTTTCCGCCTGCCAATCTTACGTTCGACAAATTTATCAAATATATAAAAACTAGAAGTTTCACCAACGCTTGACGAGTGCTAATGTCGTTAACAGGGCAACTCATGGACTGGAAAAGAATGAGTAATTTTAGAGCGCTGATGTGGATGGTGGTTTTGTGGCTCGGAGTTCAGGTTGCTGAGTTTTCATTAAGTCAATGGCTTACCCAAAATTCCGATGGATTACTTGCGGCGATAAAGCCTATTTTGTCTTACCTTCTTGTCCATGCTGCTGGTGAGTTTGGGGTTGGTTTTTTAGCCGGGGTGGCTACATTGTCTGTTTTTAATTGGCCGGTCACCTCCAAATTTATTAAAAAATGCACAGCAGTCTTTTTAGGCGGGGCAGGCGAAAAAAACCTAGATGATATACAGCCAACAACTGTGAATTACTTTGGTGCTTTAGGAGGGGCAGCACCAGGGGCTGGAGGGGGAGGCGGGAGTGCTTTGGGACCGCATGCAAACGCGGGAGCCGGTGGGGCCGGTGGTGCAAGAACATCTTTCATATTAACTTCCGACGTTCTGGAAAAAATTAAGTCTGGAGACCTGAAGGTTCAGTTCGCAGTTGGCGAGGGTGGCGAATCGGATCCTACAGCAATTCGAAAAGGGGCGGATGGGGAAGATACCTGGATAAAATTTTTCGATGCCAATGATGAGGAGATTTTTAAAGTTATTGCTTCTGGAGGTGTAGGTGGCGAGTCGGGGAAGATTGATGCTTACAGCGGCAGTTATGTTTCTGAACAAGATTTCTCTGTCGGACTACGCTCCTCTACATTAATGCTGGCGGAGGCGGCTTATCAAAAGCATGGCTTGGTATATTTAATGGGGGGAGGTATTGACTCTTATGTGGCTGATGGCTTTCCAGTAAATGTTAAATTAGTTATGTTGAATGTATTTACTATTCCGGCCTTAGGTGACAGCGTTCCGAGGAAAATTAATTTTTCTGTGATTTCTCCGGTTGGTGAAGTGATTGATATCGGTTCTGTTTTGATACTTCCTGATTGTGTTAATACAATTAAAAGTCATTCAGATATACGAGTGCTGGATTTCGTCGCTCATTCTTCAGGGGTTTGGGTAGTGTTAGTCTCATCAGGGAGTTTGGAGTTGTCTCGGCTACCGCTATCAATCAGACCGCCCGAACCACCCTGAATAAGTCAGCGCCGATTTCGTTACAAAACCTTTCCCTGCGCAGGTAGGGCAATCCTCCCGCGCATCAAAGCGGTCGAGGCAGTCAGGACATATGCAGAAGGCTGCTGATTCGATATGCGGTCGGACCTTTTCAAAGGAACGCAGATCCCGTTCCTCATGCGCGACTTGCGCAGCGTCTATAAGCGCCCGGTAAGCATCGGCATCGGATAGTGGTCGGTGCGTTACGCCAGCGATCATTCTTTCGGTCTCTACCAACTGATATCGGCGACCATTCATTTCCAGCACCAAGCCTGAAATCAGCCCAATCCTCCGAGAAAGACTCAAAGTCAGCCGCACACCATCAGCGTCAGAGTAGACCTTGCCGTCATAGGCGAAGGAAGCGCCGCGCGGTTCATCACTTTCGAAGTTGAAGATTGACCGGCTGATAGTGCCCAGCAGATTCCCGTTGTCGATCTGAACGACGTCATAGGTCGAGGCGCCGCGATAGTGCCCGGTCGAGTTCTGCAACTCCTCGACGGCATGCCAGTACGCTGCGTCTGCCATTTCGTTCATGTCGAACTGTTCAAGCTGGTCGATCAGGCCCTCATCGCGGAGCGTAGCTGCCATCTCGTGGAGGGTTTCCCGATGCCCCTCTGGGTTTTGCATACGGAAGTCCTGATCGTCGAGAGTCGCGCGCCATCGCTGGAGCCGTAGGGTTTTTGCCTGGTCGAAATTCATGCTGCGGGGTTCGCTGTACAAAAGCTGTATGCATGTACAGTAATATAGGCGAGGCAGGTGGGCGAGGGTGAGGCGACGAACTGCAGCGGTGCGGCTACTTTCGGCCAGAAGCGGGTGTTTGCAAGCGACCGCTACCGGCCAATAGCAGTCAGTCACCAGGACATGTGGCTAAGTACGCCCAACACCACATTTGATTGCAGAAATGCTCAACGCTTTATTCCGCGAGAAAGGTTTCTGCAATCCAATAGCAAATCATCCAGGAATGGATTAATTTCCAGTGATTCCATTAGATCCAGCAGCTCTGCGGAGGCAGTCCTTATCGGCCGCCACTCGTCATGATCAAATATCAGTCGATCATGACAGTGGAATGCAGCATCAGTAAGGCTATTGCATCGCTCCCAAATATCTTGCAGCCGTGTATTGATCTGCGCTGGCAACGCGCTGCCACAGATTGAAAGAACCTCGTTCAATGGAAGGATCATCTCTGACCAGGCTTCACATGCAGGGCAATCCGGGATGGTTTTCTGCTGCATATCCGAGGTCAGTGCTAGGAACTCAAGAGCCGGGATTGCCTCGCACACCGCAAGAACTCGCTTGTATTCATCTTGGCCGTACCACTCCCACAACGTTGTGGAGAAACCCATCATCAAGCTCCAAAAACAATCCAGTCGACCTATTACCATCAGTGGGTGGATTCAACTCTATCAGTTCACTCTTGCGTAGGTCGAACGGCTACTTTGGGTCGATTGCTGCCTGTAGGTACCGTCAGCTTTTTGGCCGATTGGCGCCTGTCGCGAAATGCGGTTATTGACCCATGCGAGACATCACTTCACGGGCCACTGGTGTAGATGAGCAAGGCTATGAATGCTGCGAATGGAGAGATCAGAATCAGCGCGCCGACGACAACTGCCCAGCCCCAGGCAAAACCACTTTCTCCCTTGAAGCGGCCGCCACTCAAGAGGCTCAGTACGTAGACGCCAACACGATGAGCTATCAAATCGAAAATGAAGTCCATTTGACCCACACGCCTCCTAGTCGTGTTCCTAGATATCTCCGAACGATATTTCTGGCTGTCTATTCGTCAGTCGGGCGTCATCAGCACTGCAAGCGTCATCTTGATGAACTCTTCGTTCTTGTCGATCGCCCAGAGCGCGCCGCGCACATTCTCGGCGACGTCTGCCGATCCGCGTTGTTCGACCCAGTTCGACAACTCCATGATGGCGGCTTCGAGGGCGAGTTGGTTTTCGTTGATTTTGAAGAGAAGGGAAGGGAGCAGGTCGGAGTTGGGCATTTTTTGGTTTCCTTGGCAGCCAAGGAATCAGCGTAGCACCGTGTTACATGAAGAGTGTTTTAACGATTGGCAGGACGCCGGAGAGTGGAAAACTCGGTCGAGTTATGGAACGCGTCCACAAAAGTTATGGAACGCATTCGGCTAGGCGGAAATTTTTCAGGACGCCAGAAACGACAAAGCCCTGAATAATCAGGGCTTTGTCGTACATAAAATGGCGGAGGCGATGGGATTCGAACTCATGGACCTGTTACAGTCGACGGTTTTCAAGACCGTTGCCTTAAACCACTCGGCCACACCTCCG